AGCTCGGCCCTGATCTTATTCAGGGCTTCGAAGATCTTGGTCCAGTCCAGCTCCGACTTCTCTCGGGCCTTCTTACGATTGGCCTTGTAGTAGGGATAGACCTTCCGACGCCAGTAGTTCTTGTCGTCACAAGCTATGACCAGCTCTCCGTACTCGACGGAGAACTTCTGCTTGTACAGGCGAATGGAGTTGAGGATCATGTGACGCAGCAGATCTTCTTCTACCTGATGGTTAGTGTGGTTGCCCAACTGAACCATCAGGTTAGAGATCATGACTTGATTGAGATCAAGGATTATCATGAGGAGCGATTCGCTTCTTGATGAGGATTGACTTGAGTAGAGCTTCCCATGCGAACTTCTTGATGTCGACGTTGTAGAACCTGTCGGCGAACATCTTCTGTCCTTGCAGAGTATTCTCGAGGACCTCGTTCATCTCTCGCACAGACTTGACTGCGCCGTCGAGCATCTGATAGAAATTGTTGAGGTGGTCCTGCTTGTTGTCCTGCCACTGGTACATCCATGTGTACTGCGACGCGGTCTCGTAGAGGGCGCCGTAGTTGGGGTGTACGCATAGACACTCGGCGCTCATGGCCTCCATCAGGGCCATACAGGACGTCTCCATCCAGATGTTCGGATACGCGAAGATGTGAGCCTTAGACAGGGCCTCGCGGACTTCCTCGTTGGGACGAGCCCCGTGGTAAGTCATCTTCGGGTGCTGCTTGATCATGTCGAAGAGAGGCTCGTATGGCTTGTCTCGCTCTGACCATCCGTAGATGGAGAACGAGGAGTAGACGTCTAGATGAACGTCCTCGTGGTTCTTGGCCAGCTCGGTGAAGGCTGGGACTAGCAGCTCGAGGCCGCGGTGCGGGGTCGTGTGGTAGATCACGTTGACCCGATCCTTCGGCTTCTTGTCGAGGGCGGAAGGCACTGGCTCGATGGCGTTGGTCAGGACGCAGCACTTGTACCACGGGATGCCGTAGTACTGGATGTAGTTCTGCATCTGCCAGTTAGAGACGAAGATGAGCCGCTCGAACTTGTTGTAGCCGCCGTTCTTCAGGTGATCGGAGGCGGGATCGCCGGGCAAGTCCTGCAGCTGGAGCATCTGGATCTTGCTCTCGTCGACCTCGCCTACGCGAGACACGTGGATCTGGAAGTGCTTGAGCATCTCGGGATCGATGCGCTTCTCTAGCCTCTCGGCCATGAGCTCGCTGCCGCCTCTCGACTTCTTGGTCATGTCGATGTTGTTGTAGGCGAAACCCATTATACAGACTCCCTGATGGTGATGGACTCGATCGAGTCGATGCGGAAAGAGCGCCAGCCCTTGGCCTCGAGGTCGTAGACGGAGATCACCTCGAGGTTCTCCTTGCGCTCGGGCTTGGTGAGGTCGATGACAGGCTTCTCCGGCGGAGGGAGCTTATCACCGCGCAAGGTGCACTTCATCGTGCGACGAGAGCCGTCGCGCTTGGTGAAGTCTACTTCGAGGATCCTGGAGTGCAGCTGCTCTACGATGTAGTCGCGATCAGCCAGAGAGAACGTTCCTGAGGTCATTGTGAGTCATCCATTCTGTAAGGTCTGTGTAGCCACCGACGTGATGGCCGTTGATTATGATTTGAGGGACTGTCTTGCAGTTAGGAAACTTCTGTAAGAACTCTTCCCTCGATATGTCTGATCCTACCACGTGTTCATTAAATTGTACACTGTTTGCTCTAAATACAGCCTTCGCAGCGTCGCAGTAGGGGCAGTTCGGTTTGCTGTAGATCTCTATCATCGTGCCTCGCTGTTTGTTCACAGTCTATATATCGTGCACGACGATGTCCACGACTCTATCGACGTCTAACAGGCGAACTGGATAAGAGGAATCTCCAGTCATTCTAAAGGTACCGACCGGATCTCGCTTACCAGACTCGCATAAGTGACCCGTGTACTCGTTGAATTCCGGTATGTGCACGTAGCTGGCGTAGACCTGCTTGTATGGCCACATCGGATTCTTGACTGTGACCGTGATGGTATCACCTACCTGCATCTAGTTTCTCCTCCAACATGTCTGCTATGAGTTCAGTCAGCTCTACCTCTCGACGAAATGCTTCTTTCTCCCAGGGTTGAGCGCTATACTTCTCGTAGTTCTTAGTCTCCATCACCACCGGCTTGTCTTCCCAGAGCATGGTCTTCGTAGTGATCTTCAGACGACCGTGCTTGAACTGCTCGGCGTGCACCAGCTCGTGCATTAGAGCTCGCATCACGGAAACCAGAGTACTACACTTACGCGTGTCGATGACTACCTTCAAGTTATTATGACTGTAGTAGGCATTGGGCTTACGTGTCGGCTTGAGCTCGATGAGCAAGGAGCTCGGCAGGTCTAGCAGCGTCCTAGCCAGCGGCATGACTCTCTTGACTAGCATCGCCACTCTCACGGAGTGATTTGTATACTTCTTGTCGTACCCGTACTTGAAAGACGAAGAGATCTTAACGAAATCCATAGTACATCCTATTGTTTGGCTTAACAGCATTATACACTAATGCACAGACGTGTACAGGAGATAGTTCGCGGAATTAACCGCGAACGTACTCGGCGTAGTCGGCCATGTATTCCATGTCCATCTCGCGATCCAGACGGGCCACTCGCGCTTCGAGGTCGAGAGCGATGTCGGCGATCTCCCAGAGGATGGCATTGCGATCCTTGCCGCGCGGGTCGGCGTTACGAACCAGCGAGCGAAGACGGTTAGCGAGGGCATCGATTTCATTGATGTGCATAGTAGACCTCCTTGAGCAGTGCGTGAGTGAGTAAGAAAGTGACGAGGAAGACGAGAGCCAGGAGCCCCGGAGGGGTAGGCGCCGTCAAAAGAAGAGAGAGGAGCAGAGTTTTCATCATATGAGCATCTTACCCTGGGTACCAAAAAATGTCAACCGCTATTCCCAGTAGAAGCCGGTGCCGTCTACCAGCTTGCGGTCGACCTCTGAGTTCCAGATCCGGACCGCGTCCTCGCGAGGGAGCTGCTCGGCAGCTTCCTTGATCTTCATGTAGGCCGCGTGACCGAGACGCCGAACACCGGCGTCGTCCGAGTAGTTGTAGGTGAGGTCGTGACGAGCGACCATCGTCTTGAATTCATCGAGAGTCATCTTGTTCTCCGTTTTTCAATACTGAGTCTGTTCTAGACATCCATCATGGTATCCATCCGCGCGACCGTTACAGTATCCATCATCATACCCACGAGCATGCCCGATCTCGAAGATCGCCCACGTCATGAGCAGTTCACGATCTTCACGGGTCTTGGCATCGTGCCACTGCTTTTCCGTCTCCGGGTTCGCGACAATCTTGAAGAAAGCCCGGTCACGCAGCTTGCGCATTTCAGTGAGGTCCATCTGTCTATCTCCGTTGTTCAATCCTGAGTCTGTTCTGACCATCCATCACGGTATCCGTCGTCATAACCTTGTCGCTCACCACGCATGAATCCATTATCCTCAGCGATATCAATCTCGATATCATACCACGCAGAGAAATCCTCAAACGTGATTTTTCCTGACTTGATGTCTTCAAAGATTGCCTTAAGATGTTCTTTCATTAGACTTCTCCTTCAACATTGAGACTATGTCTCACATGGTACTGTTCATCTTCCAGCATACCAATGAGTTCATTCAACTTAGTCACAAACTCACCCTTACCAGCAATGTTATCCTGGAACATCTGGAACTGATAACTATCCATCCGATGATCAACCACATAGAGATAGTTCAGCATCTTCTCAAGGTTAGTCATGTTCATTTCCTTTATCATATTCTCATACTATCAGGTATTAGAGTCTATGTCAACCAACCACGTTGAAGTGGAAGTGGATGCCTTCCTGTACCGCTTCCTGACCGACGAACACCGGGAAGAAGCGACCTTCATCGTTCTGCATGATGAAGTGGCGGAGGCGCTCGGCACCGATCTTGGCCACTGCCTTACGGGCATTTTCCCTGCTGGCGTAGGTCTTGGGAGCGGTGATGGTGAATTCCCGGTTCATGTTGTTCCCTTTCTTGATCATGATTCTTTATACCCAGGGTGCCCATAAATGTACATGCCCAGGGTGAAAAAAATGCGCATGATACGAACTTTTTTTATTCTAACAATATCAATGGCTTGCAGAGAGCTCAAAACCGGCAGGCAAGCCGCTGAAAAGATTAGACTTTTTGAGCCCTTCCAGAGCTCTCCGGAGCGCACAGGAGCCCCGTGGCCGGCAGGCCATATTACCCTATCCCAGACTGGCCGGAGGGGCTCCAGGGCTTCTCTAAATTTAACCGTGTACATTTTTCATACGACTAGATAAGATCTAGTCAAATCTTAAGGATTCCAAGTAATGCCCAAGAAGTTAATAGGGAAAGCTCCTCCAAAGAAGATCAAGAAGACGAGATCTGAAGTCTACCTAGTAAATCAGAAGTATCTCGGAGATGAGCCCGTGTATAAGCCTGGGCAGATCTTGTCTGATGCTGAGAGGATCCGTGCCTACACGTGGTACGGGTCTATGGCCGAGCTATCGGAGGCACGAGAGTGGCTCACTGACTTCCTGAAAAAAGACGGCCGGTTGGAAGACGCCAAGAGGCTGAAGACTGTGCCTGACAACCTATTCCCCTTGACCTGTGCCTGGATCGCCCGCATGTCCTCGCGTGGTGTCCAGTTCACTTCTCACACATACGACTTCCTTGATGACAAGCTTCGTGAAGCTTTCAGCAAGAGGTCTACTGACGAAGATAAGAAGGAAGAGAAGCCGGCCTCTGAGAAGCCTAACATTCAGGAGAGGATCCGTGATCGAGTGGCCGACCTGATAGGTGACCTCGAGGAAGTGATGGACAAGCACTATCTCGGAGAGATCACCGAGTTCGACGCCTACGAGTTCTGTCAAAAGGCAGAGATACCCGCTCAGCACACCACTAAGATGGCAGCCTACTACGCGGGCATGTATGAGGAGCTGGAGCTAGCCGTCGAGGGATCTGATCCTCAGGTGAACGAGGCCTACTCACGCTTCTCTAAGAAGTGGCTCAGGTCTCGTATAGCCTTCCTCGAGAAGATGATGTCCGACTTGCTTCGCTACGGACAGAACGCCAAGAAGCTCCGCACTCCTCGTAAGAAGAAGCCGCAGAGCGTGGAGAAGAAGCTGAAGAACTTCCGCTATAAGAAGGAAGACCAAGAGACCAAGCTCGCCTCGGTGTCGCCAGAGCAGATCGTCGGTGCGGCCGAGCTCTGGACCTACAACGTCAAGTACAAGACGCTCACGGTGTTCCGAGCCATCGATCGCGGCGGCTTAGACATCAAGAGGTCTAGCATCGTCAACTTCGACGAGAAGACGACCATGACTCGTCGCACAGGCAGGCAAGGCGAGAAGATCGTCCAGTCCGTCTTGAGTGGTGGTAAGATCATCCTGCGCAAGGTCATGGACGACCTGAAGGAGGCGACTCTGCAGGATCGCATAAATGAGAATACAGTTCTATTGAGGGTGGTGAAGTGAGAGTCTATAAGACTAGAAATACGATGTATCTCAGGCGTGATAAGTACAGCGCGCTTGCCGACTGGATAACCCGTAACTATGGTTCAGAACCTGGTTATGATTGGGAGATGCCGACGATCGAGCTCTTCAAAGACACTAAGCCTAAAGATGGCACACTTCACACACTAGCTTATTACAATGAAGGCGGAAATAATTGGCCAGACAGATTGCTGTTATGCAGAGAGGTGATCAAGCAATGAAAGAATACACAGTTCGTTACTCCATCGGAGCCTATATCTACGAGTCCGTAGTACGCACGTTGAGTTCAGACGCGGCCCTACTCTGGGCAGAGGCTATGGGTGGCTATAGCGTGACAGTAGTGTCATGGAAAGAAGTTGAATAATGAAGTTCGGAATCATCTCAGACCTACACATGGAGTTTCAGCCGTGGTATCCGCCAGAGCTGGATCCTGAAGTGTTCTACCTGAATGCTGGTGACACGCATCCAAATAAGCTAATGCGTGACTGGCTCGAGAAGGAGATGGGTGATAGGTACTTCGCCGTGCCAGGCAACCACGACTACTACGGGAAATCGTTCGCTAACGCCGACGTAGACTTTCCTGACACCATCAAGGTAGACGGCATCAAGATCGCGGGCGCCACTCTCTGGACTGAGATCTCGCCTACTCGCTGGTGGGACTTCAAGGAGTACATGGTAGACTATCATCAGATCAGAGGCATGAACTATGACAAGTACATGCAGACACACATAAATCATAAGGAGCATCTATTCAGATCCAATGCAGATGTGTGGGTCGTTCATCACCTGCCGTCATACCAGTCGGTTCATTCCAAGTACAGGGAGTCTGGTGGCAATGACTTCTTCGCGACCGAACTCTCCTATAAGATCTTGGGTATGAAGAAGCCGCCGAAGCTGATCGTGCACGGGCATACTCACGAAGCCTGCGACTACATGATCGGCGATACTCGAGTGGTCTGTCATCCTCGCGGCTATCCTAAAGAGACGCCTTACTACGACGCCTACAAGCCACTAATCGTGGAGGTGTAAATACCATGGGATTATCATTTCTAGGAGTTACCATGGACAACGTCATCACCTTCCCGAAAGAGAATAAGCGACTAGACGTCAGTAATACGCCGACGTCTGTCGACGAGGTGGCTAAGGCTATCGAGGCGATGAAGTTGGACTTCTATCACGACGTCGCAGACAACTTGATGGATCACATCATTCAGAGCATCGGTAGCCTGAATCTCGATGGTAATAGCGAAGAGGTGCACCTCAGAGAGGTAGACATCATCCTCATTAGAGAAGTGCTGACTGCCTTCATGTGTAAATTAGGGGGCGTAGAACACCCCCTAAAGAACCTCGCTGATGCCGTAGTACAGGACTTAAACGTCCACGACGGCGCTATAGACTATCGACTCAAGATCCCCGGCGAGCAACCCGAGAAGAAGACTTGAGGTGGCTGCGGTGTACGCGGACCCAGATGTGTCCGTTGTAGTACTCGTCGCTCAATAGTACACCTCTGGTGAACTGCTCGTAAGCCTCCCAGTAGTTGCACTCGCCCTTAGACGCACACAAGTGAAGGACCTCGCGCTTAAACGAGGTCCTTTCTTTTTTGTCTACGTCAGCTATGAGTTCTAAGTTAGAGCCGTAGTACGTCTTCCAATCAGACTCGACGAGAGATCGCTTCTTTTTCTTCTTGACTACCTTCGTCTTCTTACTCCAGAAGAGCTTCTTACCGACGTACTTCTTACCAGTCTCGGTATCGGTTATGAGGTAGATGAATCCGTAGTTGTCGCCTATGATTTCCGGAGTCAGCGGGACTCCCCAATATAGCCACGGATTCTCGTACTCAGAATTCTCCACCGGTCTGATCGTCCCATTCTTCCTGGACTTCTTCTTCGACTAAGTCCTCTTCAGGATACTTCTCTAGATAGACCTCGTCGAATACCTCGTCGATCTCTAAACACTCATTTAGATTATCGCAGTCGTAGTTCTCGAAGATGTCGATGAGGGCGGAATAGACTTCCGCCCTGTACTGATCGTCCGACACGGTCTCCATTAGAGCCTCGATGACGTCGCCCATAATCCTTGAGCCTGTTGACCAACCCATTCATTCCTCCTTTAGACTAAGCAACCATCAGCAGTACCGACGCACGCGGCGGCACCCATGGTATCTACATCTATATACTTCTTCTCCACGAGGCTGCTCTCCCAGTCCACGTCTTGGACTAGGTTCTGCTGGATCTTCTCCCACTTGTGGAGGATGAACACGTCCTTGAGGCAGTACTCGGCCTGCTTGGCGTCGCCCTTGAAGTAGTTCTCCGCGAACTTCTTGAAGCGGCGAATCCAGTCCTTCTTCAGCAACAGGCTGGAGTCGTCGCTGCTTATGTCGATGCTCCTGTTCTGGGCAGTCATGCACGCCACCCAGAGGTTGTCGAACGCCTTGAGTCCGTCCACCACGAGGCCGGAGGCGAATACCGCACCAGTGCCGTAGGTCTTCACGATCTCTTTGGCGTCGATCACCTTCGTGTTCGGGGCCTGAGCGTAGTCCTTGTCACCGGTCATAGCGAGGAACGAGATGCCAGCGAAGTTGGCGCGATTCTCGTATACGTACTCGGCCACCTCGTCCCAGTCGTCCACGATGACTGTGTTAGACACGTTGTGACGGATGCCCTCGTCTGCGCAGAGCTTCTCGTCCGTGCCGGCGTTGACCCAGTGCTTCTGCGCCTTGGCGATCAGTTCGAGGTGCTTGATGCCGATGGTGTCGTCCTTGTACAGCGAGCCCTTCTTCGGTACGACCGGGAATGACACGACGTAGTCAGTCCTGCCGGCAGACCACACCGACTCCTCTACCATGTGCGGGTTCAGCTTCTTGATGAGACGCGCGACCTCTGTGTCCTTGTTCAGCTGGATGTTGCGAATGTACATGGGCGAGTGATCCGCGTGGATACCCGACGCAGTCATAAGAAGCACAGAAGCGTTGCCACTAGGTTTAACGCAAGTGGTCCTAGCAGCGGGATTAGTACCAATAAGAGCAGCCACAGTCCTATTTGTGGATCGTACTGTGGTGGCTCCGGCTTCGAGGATCTTTTCATCGAACAGCGTCCTCGGGTTGTTCATCCAACCCGTAATGGAGACGCCAAGCAGCGCCTCCCTATCGAAGATCTGCTTGCTCGTCTCGTCCAAGAACTTGAAGTTGGTGTAGCCGGCCTGGAGAGTTCCCAGGATGGACGCTGCCTTGCAGGCCCTCTGGAAAGTCTCTTCGTCGGAACACATTCCTCCGTTGATCTCAGTCAGGTTGCATCCCTGCCACCCCGACTTGCCGTCGATCTGCGGGTACATCCCGATCTCGACGCATGGATTAGTCGTGTGCTCGGTGGACTCGACGAATACGAAGCCGGGCTCACCGAACTGCTTGATGCTCTGCATCAATTGCATGAATTGCTCTTTGCTTGTGGTCTTTCGAACGATGACTG